TATGGTTTACATTATAAATATAATATAACGTCAACCCTTTGTCAAGAGAAAAACGACATATGGCATCAAAATTCGATGAAATTTTAGCACAAGGCATTCGTGCCGGTCAGGTGCCTGCTCGCACGCAAGGTGCAAGGGATTGGTTTAGAGATAAAGCAAGAGGGACCAGTGCTACGCCAGAGAGCGTTGTACGAGGCGAGAAAGCACGATATAAGAACCGTGTGTCTATGGGTAAGATGTATCTATTCAACTATGACCCCAAGACCAAGGCTGAGTTGCCATACTATGATAGATACCCTCTCATATTTCCTGTACAGGGTGCTCCAGGCGGTTTCTATGGCATTAACATGCACTACCTGCCATATCGCCTTAGAGCGCAGTTAATGGACGCTTTGTACGAGTTAAGCAGCAATAAGCGGTATGATGAGAATACCAAACTGCGTTTAAGTTATGAGGTGTTGAAGGGTGCGTCTAAATATAAGTTCTTCAAACCAACCTTCAAGCGTTACCTGTCAAATCATGTACGATCAAGGTTCATAGAGATTGCTTCGTCCGAGTGGGATATTGCCCTATTCCTACCTCTTGAAAGTTTTGCAAAATCATCTAAAACTTCAGTCTGGGCAGACTCTAGAAGGATGGCACGATAATGGCATTCAACATAACACAGTTTACCTCTGATATCGCCAATCGTGGTGTCAGTAAAGAATCTCAGTTTGAGGTTAGAATTTTCTTTCCACAAAAGTTGGGCGGCTTAGATGCAGAGCTTACTCTGAGAGCAGAGTCAGCATCTATCCCTGGTCGCACCTCACAGACTATTGATGACGCAAGAGATGTTACAGGTCCAGTTAGAAAAATAGGATATGCGCCAATTTACGTTCCTATGGACATCACGTTTTTATGTGATGAAGAATTGAATGTAAAAGAAAAAATGGACAAGTGGATGGATATCATTTTGGGTAACCATAGAGTTGCAGGGGCTGGTCAACGCAATTCGACAAAATTATTCAACCCTGGATATTACAGCGATTATATAGGAACAATAGATATACTCAAATTTAATGAAACTGGAGAAAAAGTTGTAACCACCAGGTTATTAGAAGCATACCCATTTTCAATCGCATTATTAAATCTCAGTTGGGAAAGTGAAGCATTACAGAAATTGCAGGTACAGTTTCAGTATAGATACTACGAACAATTAAACGTGAAAGATAGAAGTATACCAGGAGGCGAAAAAAATAGAACTCCAGAAGGAACTAGAAAAGCGCCCCGTCAACCTATTCCAGAGGATACACCTAACATAACACTATTAGGAACTAGAAAAGCACGACGTGGTCCTATTCCAGAGGGTACAACACCAAACAGAACACCACTTGAATCTACTGTAAAACCTGGAGCAACTCAGATTCCAACCAGTGAACGAAACTTTGGATCATTTGGTTCAGTTCCAGAAGTACCAGTAACAGGTCCAAGAGGATTACCAAATAACTTTTAATATAAGGATATAGATTATGGCTTTACCATCATTAGTCACACCAGAACACGAGATTGAAGTACCATCAACTAAACAGAAAGTAAAGATTAGACCTTTCTTAGTAAAGGAAGAAAAAATATTATTAACTGCTCAAGAATCCGATGATAATAATGACCAGATTGTAGCAGTCAAACAGATCTTAAAGAATTGTATTCTGGATGAAATCGATGTTGAGAATTTAAGTTATTTCGATTTTGAATTTCTTTATTTGAATATTAGAGCTAGAAGTATCAGCAATATTTTAGAGTTTACTTTAACACATGATTGTGATACTTCACAAGAGGTTACAATTGACTTAGATACTCTGAAGGTAAAAGAGTTTGATAATCACGAAGTCAATATTATGATTAATGATGATGTTGGAATAAAGATGAAATATCCAACCATCTCTAATTTGAATTTATTTGAAGAGATTAATGAGAGTAGCACATATGATATTCTACAGCAATCAATCGAATATGTGTATGATGCCGAAAATATTTATGATGAGTTTACCGAAGATGAGATGAAAACCTTTATCGAAAGTATGGACAAAACTCAAATTGAAAAACTCTCGACTTTTTTCGAAACGATGCCCAGATTAGAGCACAAAATCGAATATAAGTGTAAGGGGTGCAAGAAGAAAGTGGAATACACATTGAGAGGATTGAATGATTTTTTTACATAAGCCTCTGTCATGACAGTCTTGCAAATCATTATAAAACCAATTTTGGATTGATGCAGCATCATAAATACTCACTGACAGAGTTAGAAAATATGTTACCCTACGAGAGAACAATTTATGTACAATTATTGATGAATTACTTGAAAGAAGAATTAGAAAAACAAAAAGCGAATCAGTAAATGGCATTACCACCTATAAAATTTCCAAGTCTAAAAAACAGTGAGGATACACCTAAAGCTGTTTTGAAAACTAATGTACAGGGGTTTTCTTCTATAGAGAGCAATCTTTCTGATATTAAAGGCATTTTACAAAAACAATTTGAATTCAATGTAGACTGGCAAAGAAAACAAAACCTCGCTGACATAGAAAGACGGAATGAAGAGAAATCCAAAGGGGATAAAATAGCCAGTGGTAAAGGTACTGGTGCTGTTGTCGCTACTGGCGACGGCACTACTGGCGGTGGCGGTGGCGGAAGCACTGTAGGTGGTGCTGCTGCTGGTTTTGGATTAGCAGGTTTAGCTGCTGGTATTGGTACTTCCATCAAAAAAACCTTTACAGGATTATTTGGACCTAAACCTGGGGATGTGATCACATCGAAGGCTGGGAATAAAGTTATTGCCGGTATGGATGGCAAAGGAACTACAGTAAAACCTGGAGATGAAAAAGGAATTGCCAAAATCAAAGACGCTGCTAAAAAGGCAGGGATTGGTAATAACCGAGGTCTTTTAAAACTTGTTCGTGGCGGAGGTCTATTATCTGTCCTTGGAATGGGTATGGATGCTTATGCTGGTGTAGAGACTGCTGATAAGGATGGTCAGAGTAAAATGGCATCTGGTATTGGTAATGCTATAGGTGGGGGCAAGGGTGGTGGTGTAAATGCTGCAATGCAAGCAATGTCTGGTGCTGCATTGGGAGCGAGCATTGGTTCTTTTATCATTCCAGGTATTGGCACTGCTATTGGTGCAGGCATTGGCGGCGTTGTTGGTGGTGCTGCCGGTGCGATTGGTGGTGAAACGATTACTAATGCTGTAGATGATATTACTTCAGAAGTTGCTGGTATATTTGGTAAGACTCTAGAAATTTCTCCTGGTAGAAAACAAAGCATTGAGAAAAGAATTGAAGAGTCTGGTAAACATCAAGAGACTGCACTAAAAGAAATCGAATCACTTACCAAAACTATTGAAGATACTGCGAATGTAAGTCTAGAAGACCGAAAAGCTGCTTTAGAAAAAAGAAAAGGTCTTGAAGATGCATTAAGAGAAAGTCAAGAGAATGTTGCTAGAGATAAGGATATACTAGTCAGAAATGAAATGGCAATCTTGGAAAAAGAGAAAGACGCTCTTGAATCCAAAAAAGAAATTACTGCTAAAGATGAAAAAAGAATTGCAGAACTAGAAGCACAAAGACAAAAACTCAAAGAATCGCCTGATTATCAAAAAGACATTGGTGATAAAGTTGCTGACATTGGTGATAAAGTTGCTGACATTGGCAGTAGTATTGGCAGCTCTTTTAGTAGTGCAATGGCTGGGATGGGTGATTTCTTTTCAACCGATAAATCGGACAGTGGGCAAATGAAAAGAGGTCGGGGAAGAGGTGCTGGTACTGGTGAAATCACTGGATTTGGACCCGAATCCCTTGCTGCCATGAATGCTCTACCAATGAAGGGTAATGAAATCACTGGATTTAGCATGATGCAAAGCAATCGTTTAAGGAATCGTCGCCCTGCCAATGATTCTGGAACTGGTGAAATCACAGGATTTACTCGTGCACAGGCTGCTGCTAGTGCTGCTGCCATGAATGCCCTACCAATGGATGCTGATGGTAAGATTCTTGGATTTAGTACGAATCAAGGTAATATGTTGAGAAGACGAAATATGGAACGTCGTTCTGCTGGTCGTGTACCTACTCAATCGTCAAATATTACATCAAAACAAGACCTGACACCAGAAAAAATAGCAGCGGCAAAAGCAACCTTAGATGCTGCGGCTGCTGAAGCACGAGAACGCTTCACTGGACCTGTTCTTCAGCACGATGGTAGTATGCGTGGTGCAAAATCTTTATCTTATAATAAAGGCACACTCGGCGAAGATAACGATCTTATGCAGAACTTTGGTAAGGGAACACCAGCAGTTCTACACGGTAATGAGGCAGTTTTAAATGAGGAACAACTCGCAAACTTAGCAAGAGGTATTCCACTTGCCGCAGAGACATTACTCAAAAAGGTTCGCAGCCCTTCTGCTGAAGGTGTCAAAGCAAACGAGACGATATCAAATATAATGGGAAGTGATGATACGCCTGGTGTTGATGATCTGAGTAAGGATGTAATTAAAAAAATAGATGACGTAGAACCTAGTGAATCTGGAAGGCGAGAGTTGAGAAATGATGACGGCACGACCTATTTTAAAGATAGTAAGGGTCGATATATCTTTTTAGGTGGATTTGGTAAATATATGTACAGCCCTCAAGGTAAATTACTCAGCTATGAGACACCAAGTATGGCTGGTTTGCGTCTTAAAAAAGATATAAAAACAGGTAATGTTACACAGACCTTTAAAGATACAATGGAAGATGGTACAAAAGTAAGCCGCTCAAAAACTTTTGATGAGTCTGGTGTAGGATTGAGTGGTAGTTTTCAAGCAACCCAAGGTGGCGTTACTGTTGGTGGCGATACAAGTGGAAATATGTTTACTAGGTTTACAAATGAGATTGGGCAGCGAATAGAAAAGAAAACTCAACTTACTGGTGCGGCACTAGAAGCGGCACAAAAAGAAATGATGACACCAATGACACCAACTAATGTTGTTGCTCCAACCGATAATTCAACGGTCAACAATGTCGTGAATAATAATAGCACCGTCGCACCAAAACCACAGGCACGAAATCAAGAGCCATCTTCTGCTAGATATGGTGGAATGATGGCAGGTGCATATTAAAAGAGGGGACCAAAGCCCCCTCTCTCATTTAGTCTTCAGCGAGACTTTTGAAGAATGACAAACTCTCTTCATCATCCTCATCATCGCTAGACCAAGGTGCGTCTTCTTCTGCTGCCTTGGCGACCTTCTGTTGTGGTGGAGGGGCAACCTCCTGTTCTTCACGCATAGGTGCTGCGTCAGTCACACCCAGAACCTTGTCCAGACGTGCTTTCAACTCACCATATGACTTGAAGTTGCTTGGCTTCAGGAAGTCAG